TCCTCCGAGCATGGGTCTTACGAAACAATCCTACAGAGTTAAATCTTAAATCCTAGAAGCCTGAACTAAAGTTGTTGCATTAACCTCCGTGAACAGTTACGCTTGTCCTGTCTAACCACAGAGAGGTTTTTATGCACGAACTAGACGAAGCCGCATGGGAGCGATGGGTTGCTTACCGCAAGGCCATCCGCAAGCCTATCAAGGAAGTCAGCGAACACGCGATGAAACTCAAACTCGCGCGCTTCGGTGCTGACCAAGATGCGGTGGTGAGCCAGAGCATCGCCAACCAGTATCAAGGTTTGTTTGAACTGAAGGACAAGAAGAAGCCCGACCGCCCGACCAAAAGCCCAGAGCAGAAGGCTGCGGACGATGCGCTTTTCGTGCAGGCGCAGGAACGCTCTGCGAGAGCGTGGGACAAACTGGAACCCTCCCCGCTGAACCGCCTGAAACTCTGTGACGCGCTTTGGGCGCGCTACACCTTCATGGAGGACAGCGAGGACGCGCGCGACAGAATGGAGTGGCTGCGCGGCGTCATTGCGATGCACTTGCGAGAGGCCGAGCCGACCGAGGTGCTTGCCGACCCGCATCTTCGGACGATGGTGTTCTGTCTGTTTGGCCCGCGAGGTATCTCGCGCTTGAAGGAAAGGGAGGTGAAGCCATGAGCATCAACGACGGCGGCCCGGCGTTTCCGACCGCGCCCGTACCGACTTGGCTAGACCAGAAGCGCGAGATGTGGGCGCTGCGCGACTGGTTCGCTACCCACGCGACCGACGCTGACATCGCGGCGATTCAGAACCCGCCGCACGGGGCGCAGAACATTTCGCGGTATGAGGCGCGGTACATCCACGCCGACGCCATGCTGCGGGCGCGGGAGGTGAAGCCGTGAGCGACATCACCCTGCCCCGCGCTGTGGTCTGGAGATTACACGCGGCGTTCAGAGACGCGGACAAAACGATTAGGCCAAGCGGCGAGAAATCGGATTACAGCGCCGAAATCGCCGCCCTCGACGCCGCGCTCGCGGAGCCGGAAAAGGAGACTTTCGCGCAGCGGTTGACTCGACGGTCGTGGGAGGCACATCGCGCCGCGCTCGCGGAGCCGGTACACCCCGGCTACATCATCGGTTCGCATTGGCTAGAGACTGCGTATAGCCGCATCGCTGCGGGTGAGGCCGAGGCCGAGGTACTGGTTGAAGTGCTTGGCGCGAGGGGGTGGGCCAAGCGGGAGCCTGCGACGAGGGAGCAGGTAGCCGAGGCGTACAAGGCAAGCGAAAGCGACGGCGGGGAGGTGATTTATTGCGAAGCGTGGCGTGACGCCGAGCGGTTCCACGGCATCAGGAAGGAGGACAAGCCATGACCGACACAATTACCCTGCCCCGCGCTGTGTTTAGAAAGTGGCGTAATGCGCTGATAGAAATGTGGGTAACCGCCGATACAGGTAGCCGACTTGAAATCGAACACATCCTCGCCGCCCTCGACGCCGCGCTCGCGGAGCCGGACGCCAAGAAAAAGCCTGCGACGATGAAGCAGATTAGTGCAGCGCACGGAACCACGATTGGCGCGCCGTGGTTTGAGGACTTTGCCCGCGCATGGAAAGCCGCCGAGCGGCACCACGGCATCAGGAAAAAGGACAAATGACACGCGAGGACATCATGCACATGGCGCGGGAGGCAGGAGTACGGATGGACTATATATTCGACTCCGGCACGACACGCTGGATTTTACAGCCGGGGCTTATGCGCTTCGCCGCCCTCGTCATCGCCCGACGCGAGGCGCAGTCTATCCACACCTGCGGCCCCGACTGCCAGAAGCCCCCGTGCGTGAACCGGCGGCGCGAGATTGCGGCAGCGGTCGAGGCCGAGCGGGAGGCGATTTGCCCGATTGTTTACGGGCTGTGCATCAGCGACAACAACGCGCAGGAAATCGTCAACGCCATCCGTGCTAGGAAGAGCAAATGACCCGCACCTGTAAACAATGCGGTCAGAAGTTCGCGGGCGCGTCGAGCATTCTTCAGCATCGCAGCGGTGCGTGCGGTAGCGAGGAACTGCTGAAGTCTCGCGGCTGGGTTAAGACCCGCGCAGGATGGGTATCGCCACAACGCGCAGCGCACGACAAACGCCGTGGAGTTTGAGCGGCTGATGAGGAACCGGGATGCGCCGCATATCGACTACGGCGCGTTCCTCGGGCTGCTGCCGAACAATCCGAAAGCCTGCCCGTGCAACATCGACGGCATCATTGAGCGCAAGGGCAAGTTCCTTGTGCTTGAATGGAAGCGCGAGAAAGAGCCGATGTCCGAAGGGCTGCGCCGAACGCTACAGGCACTTGCCGCTACGCCCAACTTCCAAGTGTGGGTCGTGCGCGGGGATACGGACGAGGGGCTACGGATAGCGCGGTTTTTCTTCGTGCCGCCGCAGGGCAAAGCAATGCTGCTTGGGGAAGGCGTGGAGGAATTTGTACGCGCCTACAAACTCTGGTACGAATGGGCTGACGGGTCGTTCTGATGCGATACCGCGCGCGCCGTGACGCGAACGATGCCGCCATCAGCGCAGCCGTCAGGGCGGCGGGGTTTACTGTCTACGACCTCGGACACGCAGGGCAGGGTGTCCCTGACAAACTGGTGACCGCACCCGGTTTCGCCGCCTTCCTTGAAATCAAGACCCCAAAGGGTCAACTGCGGAGGGGTCAGGAACGCTTCCAGAACACGTTTGAGCCGCTAGGCCAATGGTATCTGGCCCGTGACCCTGCCGAAACGGTTGCGTGGCTTCAGGCGCGGCTGACGACGACCCAGAAGCCTTGACCCATGAGTTGATGGTGCTGGAGGTGGTGGATGTGGAACCGCTCACAGAGGCGGGGGAGCCACCACCGGGCAGGCTCTTGGATAAGATGGGCGTTCCTGCCGTCGCTTAACACCTTGACCGCCGCCCCCGTGTGGACGGACAGGAAACCGATGCGCGGCATGATACGGGCGAGGTCGTCCAGCACGGCGTCGAGCCGGTCGGGTTCGACGTGTTCCAGAACGTCGATGCAGCAGACCATATCAGCCTCTACGGGAGGCCCGTACTCTGGGAAGGCTGGGTCATAGGGTCGGTAGTCAATCGAGATACCCGCAGGCTCAAGGGCGCGTTGCAGGTTCTTTTTGCCAGCACCGTAGTCGGACAACGACTTGATGCCGTTATCCACGATTAACTTTGCAACGATGGGCGCAAAGGCGATGGAAGCCACGCCGTAGTTGGGATTGGTGTGCAGTTCAACCTGCTGTGCGCGGTAGGCGTCGGAGATAGTAGTCATGCTTGCATCCTTCCCTGTAGGGGTCTAGCATCATCGTACCATAGGGGAGAGTCATGGCTGCTCACGAAAAAACCGCGGCTTTGTTTGTCGGAACGATGCTTCACAGCGCGACCGTCACGCACCTTCAGCACTTTTCTACAAAGTCTTACGCGCAGCACAAAGCCCTACAGAAATACTACGAGACTATCCCTGACCTTGTAGACGCATACACAGAAGCGTATCAGGGTAGGTACGGCATCATCACGGGCTACGATGTCGAGTTCCACAAGAACTCCAACCCGAAGGCGTATGTGAAGTCGCTGTTGACCTTCCTCGACGAAATCAAAGGCTCACTCCCGAAAGACTCCGACCTTGTTAACCTGTTTGACGCGGTTGTGGATGGCGTGACGAGCCTCAAGTACAAACTCGAAAACCTCGAATAATGGCGAAGAAAGCGGAACCGTCACGGATTGCTGCCGCGCTGCAATACCTCCAGCAGGTGCGCGACCGTGCCGCTGACTTCGGTGGCGGGGTAGTCGATACCCTCGCAGACCGCGCACGGGATGTCGGTGGACTCGCCTACGAAGCCTTAACGAGCGACCCCAACATCGGGCGCATGACGACGGCAGAGTACGCCCAAGCCGCCGCCTCTCGCGCCCCTACGCCGCGCTTGGACGCGATGGGGCGTGGAGCCGTGGAGTTGGGGCGGGCTGTCCTCACGGAGCCTGTAGAGACGGGTAAAGCCCTTGTGCGCGGTGAGGTCGAGCGGTTCCGCAGCGCAACGGAAAGCCCCCGAGCGATGGGCCAGTATGCGGGTGAGTTCGTCAACCCGCTGCGCCTTGCCGCCGCGCTGCGCCGTGGGCCAATGCAGGAACTTGATGTGTACCACGGCACCCCGCATCGGTTCCCTAGCACGGAAGCCAACCCGCTAGGCGAACTCGACGCAAGCAAGATTGGCACGGGCGAGGGAGCGCAGGCTTACGGGCATGGGATTTACCTTGCCGAGTCGCCTGATGTGGCGAAGGGGTACAAAGAGCGGCTTTCGGGTAGCAATTCGAATGTTTTTCTTTTTGGGGGCAAAGAGATTTCAATCGTTGGCGGTAGCCCCGAGTTCAAAAAGTTTGCTCAAATTGCGAAGAATGAAGGCTTTTCGCACGAATCTGCTGTCCTTGCTTACAACACTTTGCAAGAAAAGGGCGGAGACTTGGCTAAAGCATCTTCGGAATTGGGCTGGAAAGATGCGCCTAACCCGTTTGACGATGAAGCCGCCACCTTGTTGCGTAGTCTTGACTTGAAGCCTGAAGGCGGCGCCCTCTACACCCTCGACCTCCCTGACGAGATGATTGACCGTATGCTCGATTGGGATAAGCCGTTGAGTGAGCAGTCGGAGGCGGTGCGGAAGGTTTTGATGCCGATGGTAATGGCTAAAATGAAGGAGCGCGGCACCCCGCCACACGCTCTTGAATATTCTGCCAATCGTGCATTAGGCGGCGATATTGTCAAAAATCTGTTTGTCGGCAACGGGGTAACGAGTAAAGATGTTAGCCGGATGCTTCAAGAAGCAGGCATCCCCGGCGTTCGCTATTTCGACGCAGGCAGTCGCGGCGGCGACTCTGCAACCGGAACGCGCAACTTCGTCGTGTTCCCCGGCGAGGAAAAGAAGGTCAAGATACTGAAGCGGGATTAACAGGTTGATGCGGCACGGTAAACAGCAGTAAACTGTCCGCATGGCAGATTGTGAAGAAGTGCAATGGCTAAAGGCGTAAAGACAGGCGGGGGTAGTCGAGCAGGCATCCCCAACAAGGCCACAGCCGCCGCAAGGGAGGCCATCTCTCGTTTCGTGGACGGCAACGCAGACCGCTTGCAGGGCTGGCTCGACGAGATACACCAAGAGAAGGGCGCAGAGGCGGCGTTTAAGTGCTTCAGCGACTTACTCGAATACCATGTGCCGAAACTCGCGCGCCACGAGCACAGCGGCCCAGACGGCAGCAAGATTGAGATTGAGGCGACTTGGGGCAAGCCCGAGTGAAGCAGCGGGTAGAACTCCCGTACCGCCCTAGACGGGCTTTCCTGCCGTTCCATGAGCGCACCAAGCGGTGGGCCTGCCTCGTCGCGCATCGAAGAGCAGGAAAAACAGTCGCAGCGGTTAACGACATCATCCGCGCAGCCTTTATGTACCGTGGGCCAAACGGCCTCTTCGGGTATGTCGCTCCGTACCAGAACCAAGCCAGACGCATTGCGTGGGACTACTTCAAGCACTACGCCCAGCCGCTCATCAAAGATGCAAACGAAGCGCAAATGACCCTGACGCTGGTTAACGGCGCGAAGATAGGACTGTTTGGAGCCGACAACGCAGACGCAATGCGCGGCCTTGGGTTCAGCGGCCTGTACCTCGATGAATACGGTGACTTCAAGCCGAGCGTGTTTGGAAGCGTGTTAAGAGCCGCCCTCGCTGACAAGGGCGGTTGGTGCGTCTTTGCAGGCACTCCGAAGGGACGCAATCAGTTCTACGACATCTACCAGACAGCCCAACGCCTGCCCGACGAATGGTTCCTGTTGCGCTTACCTGCCAGCGAGTCAGGGCTACTGCCCCAAAGCGAACTTAACGCAGCGAAAGCCCAACTGTCGGAAGACCAATACCTCCAAGAGTTCGAGTGCAGTTTTGAGGCGGCTATCCTCGGCGCGTTTTACGGCACAGAGATGCGACAGGCAGAGCCGCGTATTAACGAGCGTGTAGTCTTTGAGCCGGGGTATCCGGTACACACCGCATGGGACTTGGGCTACCGCGACGACACGGCTATCTGGTGGTATCAGGTCGTGGGCGGCGAGGTGCGCGTCATCGACTTCTTCGCCATCTCGGGTGCAGACATCCGCGCCATTGCAGAAGTGGTTGTAAACAAGGGTTATCAGTACGGCAAGCATCACCTGCCGCATGACGCGCGCGCGAAGTCGCTTCAGACGGGGCGCAGCATCGTTGAGCAGTTGGCCGACCACCTCGGCATCGGCAGTCTCTCGGTCGTGCCGAACATCGGATTGCAGGACGGAATCCAAGCGGTGCGCCAGATGCTCCCGCGCACTTGGTTCAACTCCGTGCGTTGCGGCGATGGCATTGAGGCTTTACGCCAATACCAACGAGAGTATGATGAGGACAAGAAAGCGTTTAGGGCATCACCCCGACACGATTGGACATCACACCCTGCTGACGCTTTCCGTATGCTGGCAGTTGCGTGGAGGCAGGAGCCTGCCGCGCAAAAGCCGTTGGAGAGCAAGGTGCTTATCGTTGGGCCGCAAAATCAGGTCACGCTCAACGATATGTGGCAGGTACACGACCGAAGCGTCTCTAGGAGGGCGCGCATATGAGTGGCGTTAATCTTCCGTATCAATATCCCTACGAGACGGTGGCGGCTGGCCAGACGGCGCAGGTGCTTGGCACCAACGGCGCTGCGAACGACTACCTGCACCGCATCGTGGTGACGGTATCAACGGCGCTGACTTCAACCGTCAGCATCATCGACGGCAGCACGACCATCCTTTCCATCCCAGCGAGTACGGCTGTTGGCGTGTATGTCGTGGAACTTGGCCTCAACGCGGCCACCGGCCCGTGGAAGGTCACGACGGGTGCAGGCGCTGCCGTGCTGGCGGTTGGACTGTTCAGCAAATGAACCGCAAACCCGGACTCTACGCCAACCTTCTAGCCAAGCAGGAGCGCATCAAGGCTGGCTCCGGCGAAAGGATGCGTAAGCCCGGTGACCCCGGTGCGCCGACCGCAAAGGCGTTTCGTGAGTCTGCGAAAACGGCTAAACCTGAGAAAAAGGGTTACTGATGAGCGCAGCATGGCAGCGTAAGGAAGGCAAGAACCCGAAGGGTGGCCTCAACGCCGCTGGCCGCGCATCGTACAAGCGTGAGACGGGCGGCACCCTCAAGCCCCCGGTCAAGGCCGGTGACAACCCGCGCCGCGCATCGTTCCTCGCACGCATGGGCAACATGGCTGGGCCGATGGAAAAGAACGGCAAGCCGACCCGCCTCGCCCTCGCGCTGCGTGCGTGGGGTGCGTCGAGCAAGGAAGATGCGAAGGCGAAGGCCAGAGCCATCTCTGCGCGCAACAAGAAGGACTAACAAATGGACGAGCGCGTCAGCCAAGAACTTGAGAAGTACCTGCGCGCTGTAGGTACCTACGACAACGAGTTTGCCAAGTGGCAGGCGCGCGTCAAGAAACTCGTCAAGCGTTACCGTGACGACACGCGCGGCCAATCGGGCAACGAGACGGCCAAGTTCAACATCCTGTGGAGCAACGTCCAGACGCTGATTCCTGCCGTCTACGCCAAACTGCCGAAGGCTGACGTGCAGCGCCGCTTCGGTGACAACGACCCCGTGGGCCGCGTGGCATCGCGCCTCATCGAACGCGCCATCGACTTCGAGATTGAGCATTTCCCCGATTTCCGCTCGACCATGAAATACGATGTCGAGGACAGGTTCCTCGGCGGTCGCGGCACGGCGTGGGTGCGATACGAACCCCATGTCGCCCCCATCGGCATTGAGGACGACGGCGTATCCATCACCTCGGACATCGAAGAGGGCGAAGGCGCACCGCAGCCGCTTGAGCAGATTGAGTACGAGCGCGCCCCCGTCGATTACGTCCATTGGAAGGACTTTGGACACTCGCAGGGCCGCACTTGGGAAGAGGTGGGTCAGGTATGGCGCTGGGTCTACATGACCCGTGAGGCGCTCGTGGAGCGTTTCGGCGCAGAGATGGCGCGCCAGATACCGACCGACTCCGGCCCGGAGACGCTGAACGCCTACCGCGACAGTAAGCGGCAATACAACCTCGCCAAAGTGTGCGAACTCTGGGACAAGGAGACGCTCAAGGTCTACTGGTTCTGCAAGGGGATGCCGCACTTCATCGACGTGCGCGACGACCCGCTCGGGCTGGAGGGGTTCTTCCCCTGCCCGAAGCCGCTTTACGCCACGACGACCTCGGACAACCTCGTCCCCGTCCCCGACTTCGTGCTGTACCAAGACCAAGCGATGGAGTTGGACATCCTCTCCGACCGCATCGACGGGTTGGTAAAGGCGCTGCGTGTGCGCGGCGTGTACGATGCCAGCCAACCGGCGTTGCAGCGTCTGATGACCGAGGGCGACAACAACGCCCTCATCCCGGTGGACAAGTGGGCGGCGTTTGGTGAGAAGGGCGGCCTCAAGGGCAGCATCGACCTGCTGCCGCTCGACACCATCGCGCAGGCGCTCATCCAATGCTATCAAGCACGCGCCGACATCAAGGGCCAGATATACGAAATCACGGGCATCTCCGACATCATCCGTGGGCAGTCTGCGGCCTCGGAGACGGCCACGGCGCAGCAAATCAAGGGTCAGTACGCTGGCCTGCGTTTGCGCTCCATGCAAGAGGACGTGGCGCTCTTTGCGACGGAACTCATCCGGTTGAAGGCGCAGGTCATGTGTATGCGGTACCAGCCGCAGACCATCCTCGCCTACTCTGCCGCAGAGCAGATGTCGGACGCTGACAAGGCGCTCATCCCGCAGGCGTTGCAACTTATCCGCGACAAGCCGCTGCGTAACTTCCGCATCGACATCGCCGCTGACAGCCTCGTGCAGATTGACGAGGCGCAGGAGAAGCAGGACAGGCTCCAGTTCCTGCAAGCCTTCGGAGGCTTCTTGCAGCAGGCGCTGCCCGTGGGCCAAGCCTCGCCGGAACTTGTCCCGGTGATGATGGACTTGCTCAAGTACGGCGTGCAGGCGTTCAAGGCGGCGCGTCCGCTTGAGGGTACGATTGACGCTGCAACGGAGCAGTTGAAGCAAATGGCCGCGCAGCCCCGTGAGAACCCCGCCATGCAGCAGGCGCAGATGGAGGCGCAGGCTGAACAGGCCAAGTCGCAGATGCTCATGCAGATTGAGCAGGCCAAGTTGCAGCAATCGGCGCAGGTCGAGGCGCTCAAGGCGCAGAACGACCAGCAACTGGAGCAGATGAAGCAGCAGTTCGAGGCCCAACTTGCACAGCAGAAAATCGCCGCCGAACAGCAGATGGCGAAATACAAGGCCGACTTGGACGCTGCCACGAAGGTCATGGTCGCCCGTATCTCTGCCAACCCCGGCCTCGACATCCCCGCTCTGGAGCAACAGCAAGCCGTCACCGAGCGCGTCATGCAGGACATGGGCGGCGAGGTAAGGCAGGCGATGCAGAACCTCGTGGCGCTCTACGGCCAGATGGCATCGTCTAACGACGAGAACATGAAGGGCGTGCGTACTGCCCTTGCCACGCTGACGGCTCCCAAGCGCATCGTGCGTGGCCCTGATGGCCGTGCGGTGGGCGTGGAGGCGGTGCAGCAGACCCTTGAACTGGAGCCGCGCCTGCAATGATTACGACGACGAAAGGGATGATGGACGAGTCGCTTTTGGATAAGCGCGAAGGCGAGGTCGATAACGACCACGAACACACCCGGTGGGTGGAATACTGGCACGAGGGCGAGATGGTGCATCGGTCTGTCCATGTTCACCTAAAGCAAGTCCCGGCCCTCTTTGGCGAAACGGAGAAACTCTGATGCCTAACTCGCAGGCAATGTGTACCTCGTTCAAGGTCGAAATCCTCGGCGGTGTACACGCCATCGGCACCCCGCCAACTCGGGCAAACACCAACAAGGACACCTTCAAGGCTGCGCTCTACGAGGCCACGGCTACCGTTAACGCTGCCACGACCGCCTATAACGCCTCTGGAGAGGTGTCGGGCGCGGGGTATAGCGCAGGCGGCATCACCGTTTCTAACGCCACAGCGCCCACCTCAAGCGGAACCACGGCGTATTGGACGCCCTCTGCCTCGCTGACTTATTCGGCGGTGACCTTGACGACGGCGTTTGACGCGGTGTTGATTTACAACAGCACGCAGGCCGACAAGTCGGTCGCGGTTTACACCTTCGGGGCGCAGACGGTCACGGCGGGTAATTTCATCCTGACCATGCCGACTAACGATGCCTCTACCGCGCTGATGCGGATTGTGTGATGAGCCGTGGCGAAGGGGCCGTGGGACACAGGTACATGGGATGACGCGCAATGGGACAGCCTCCCGGTCACAGGCGTCACCGGAACAGGCGGCGTCGGTAGCCTCGGCACCCAGCAAAGCGTCACGCTCTCGGGCAATTCTGCAACGGGCGCGACGGGAAGCGTCGGAGCAAGCCTTGAGGCGAGCCTTACGGGTGTCTCTGCCGTCGGAGTCGTCGGAGATGAAACCGATTCGGTCGAGGTTGCCCTTTCTGGTGTGGGAGCATCTGGCGCGACAGGTGTTGTCGGCCTTCAAGGAGAGGTTGCGCTTGCCGGTGTGGAAGCGACCGGAGCCACCGGCACCCTCACCGCCTCCGTCCAGCCCATCATCGTCATCAGCGACTCCCACGAAGGCGACAAGAACCGCAAGAAGCGGTGGGAAGAAGAGCAAGAAAGGCGTGAAAGGCGCAAGCAAGAGTTAATCTCGGTTTACGAGCAACTGCACGAAGCACGCCCAGAGATTGCAGAGAGGATTGTTGAACCGCATTTAACTGTTAACATCGCACAACCCACGATTAACTGGGATGCGCTGTTAAGCGACATCGACAGGGTAGAGAGACTGATGCGAGAGCATCAGGAAATGGACGACGAAGAAGTATTGTTGCTGCTATGAAACGAACTTATGTGATGGTTGACGGCGAGTTTGTGGAGCGTAAGCGCGACGAGCGTGGGCGCTATCACTACGTTGTCCCCGACATCGCGCCGTACAAGTCGATGATTGACGGGCGCATGATTACCTCGCGCTCCCAGCATCGTCGGCACCTCAAGGCCAACGGTTGCGTCGAGGTCGGCAACGATGACCCGACCAAGTTCGTGAGCAAACCCAAACCCCAGAACAGCCGAGTGGATGTGTTGCGCCACCAGTTGGCGAACATGACCCACTCGGATGCGAACAAGTTGTTGTCGCGGTTGCGCGATGAAATCCGATTTACCCACGACCCCCACAGGAGACGGTAATGGAACAAGCCCCACAGGCAGAGACGCTCGACCGCAAGGAGTTGCTCGAACAGCAGTTTGAGCAGGCCGAGGACACCCCGCCGCAGGGACGGGACGAGCAAGGGCGCTTTGCCCAGAAGCAGGTCGAGGAACCGCAGGTTGCTGAACCTGCCGAGGAACCCGTGTGGCGCAAGCCGCCTGCCTCGTGGAAGAAGGAATATCACGAATACTGGTCGAAGGCTGACCCCAAGATTCAAGAATACGCTTGGCAGCGCGAAGAACAGATGAAGCGCGGCGTGGAGCCGCTGCTCTCAAAGGCGCAGTTTGCCGATGCGATGAATCAGGCGCTGGAGCCGTACCTGCCGACCATTCAGGGGCTTGGCCTGAAGCCGGAGCAGGCGGTTGCCGCTCTCGCGCAGGCCGACTACACGCTGCGTAACAGCCCCCCGGCGCAGAAGATGCAGTACCTGACGCAATTGGCTGCGTCCTACGGCATCAACCTTAACCAAGTCATGCAGGGTGGTCAGCAGACTGCCCAACCCTCCATCGACCCGATGGTGTATCAGTTGCAGAACGAACTGAACACCGTCCGTGGTGAAGTCATGGGGTGGAAGCAGCAGCAGGAGATGGCCGAAAACCAGACCCTGCTGAACGAAATCAACAGTTTCTCGATGACGGCTGAACACTTTGAGGAAGCGCGTCCGACGATGATTCAGTTGCTCCAATCTGGGGTGGCTGAAACGCTTGAGGACGCCTACGAGAAGGCCATTCGGCTTGATTCAGATTTGTTTGACAAGGTGCAATCAGCCCGACAGGCAGAGGTTGCACAACGTCAGGCAACGGAGAAGAACCGGGCAGCGAAAGCCGCCCGAGCAGCAGCGGTCAGCGTCAGAGGTTCCACACCCGGAACTAACACGGCTCCCAAAGCGCATAGTCGCCGCGCAATGCTGGAAGAAGCGTTTGAAGAATCCAGTTCGCGGTTGTAATTAACTGATTCAGGAGTCAATTAAATGTCTTTTGCTAACTCCAGTATCAGCGACATCATCGCTACTAACATTCAGAGCCGTAGCGGTGAACTCGCTGACAACGTGACGAACAACAATGCGTTGCTTCGTCGTCTGAAGGAGCGCGGGAACGTCAAAACGTTCTCGGGCGGTAACGTGATTTTGCAAGAAATCATGTACAACGACACCACCACGAACAACACCAATTCGTACTCCGGGTACGAGGTGCTGAACGTCGGTCAGAACTCGCCCATCTCTGCGGCGCAGTTCAGCATCACGCAGTATGCGTCTGCTGTGTCCATCTCGGGTCTGGAGATGATTCAGAACTCGGGTAAGGAAGCCATCATCGACCTGCTCGACGGTCGTATGGAGGTTGCCGAGGCGCAACTGGCGAACCGCATCAGCGGTGACCTGTACGGCGATGGCACCGGCAACGCGGGTAAGAACCTCACGGGTCTTGCTGCTGCTGTGCCGGATAGCCCGTCGACTGGCACCTACGGCGGCATCAACCGTCAGGTGTGGCAGTTCTGGCGTTCGGTGGCCTTCTCGGCCACGGGCGACGGCACGGGCGCTGTCACCAGCAGCAACATTCAAGGCTACATGGATGCGGTTGCGGTGCAGTTGATTCGTGGCACCGACAAGCCCGACCTCATCGTCGCGGACAACAACTACTACAAGTTCTACCTCCAGAGCCTTCAGGCCATCCAGCGCATCACGGACTCCGGTTCGGGCATGGCTGGCGCTGGCTTCGCCTCGCTGAAGTATTTTGGCGCGGGCATGGCCTCGGACGTGGTGCTTGATGGTGGTATTGGTTCGTCGTCGTACAACGGCGGCGTGGGCAATGCCAACCATATGTGGTTCCTCAACACCAAGTACCTGATGTTCCGCCCCCACAAGGACAGAAACTTTGTCCCGATTGGCGGCGACCGTCAGGCTGTCAACCAAGACGCTAAACCTACGATTCACTAATGGCGTCTAT